TATGTATAACCAAATCGGTGAAGGCTTCTATGAGTTTGGTGATGGTGATGGTGTTTACACAGTAGCACGATCTGACTCTGATACGATTACTATTACAGCTACAAGCACAGACTTAACAGCTACATACTATGCAGGTAGAGCTATTCGTATAACAGATAGCTCTGGTAATGTAACAGAAGGCACGATTGTATCTTCAGCATTTTCAAACCCAACCAATACTATTAATGTCTCACAGACTATTGCAGGTACTGGCACACCTTTGAAAATAGAACTAGGCATACAAGGTTCATCATCCGAGTTAGTTGTTGATGGAGACAACGATACTAAGATACAAGTAGAAGAAGGTTCTGATGATGACACAATAAGATTTGATACTGGTGGCACAGAGAGACTACAAGTCTCATCAGCAGGGGCGTTTGCCTTGCAGAGTGCTGGCGGTTCATTTATACATTCAAACACAATATCTAACACATTTACTTTGACCAGTCAGAATATGTTTATGGTCGGTCCAGTAAGTGTAACAGGAGTTATTACAGTAGGCTCTAATTCTACTGTTGTCGTAATATAAGGAGAAACAAATGGCAGGAATACAAATAGACGGAGTTAATAATAAAATTGACTTTGATGATGATGCAGATACATCGATTTCAAGCTCGACAGATGATAACCTAGTAGTAGAAGTTGGAGGTAATACTCTTGCAACTGTTACAGTAAATGGTGCCACCGTTACAACTAGCGGTAGTGCTGCAAATACCTTAGAATTAATATCAACAAACGCTGACGCAAATGTTGGACCAATTATTAAATTAACTAGAGACTCAGCTAGTCCTGCTGATGGCGATACTTACGGCAGTATAGATTTTTTTGGAGATAATGATGCAGGACAATCTACAAGACTTGCTGATATATTTGCGGTTATGTCAGATGTTTCTGATAGTGCAGAAAGTAGTAGATTAGCTTTCCGTGCTAATCTTTCAGGAACAATGGCAGAAATGATGAGACTTCAACATATTGGGTCTGCTGGTTCAAATACTGGTGAAGTAGTTATTAATGAGGATTCAAATGATATAAACTTTAGAATAGAGTCTAATGCTAATGATTCAATGTTTAAAGTAGACGCAAACGCATTATCAGGTCAAGGTGCTGTTGGCATTGGTGCGATAAATACATCAAGAACATTTAATGTCACTACACCTTCTAGTTATTCACAATTTACAACTTCATTTATGAATGAAAGTAGCTCTGCTCCATATGGTTTATATATTAAATATGACCAATCCCCTGACGCAGGAACTGATTATCAATTCATTGATTGCACAGATGGAACTGCTACTAGGTTTATTGTTTTTAGTGATGGTGATGCAAAAAATCACGATGGTGTATTTACAAGCATTTCATCTGATGAGAGGTTAAAATCTAACATTACTGACGCCAACTCTCAATGGGATGATATCAAAGCCATTAAGTTTAGAAATTTTAAAAAGAAAGATGATATTGAACAGTATGGTGCAGATAATGCAAAAACTTTACTTGGGGTCGTTGCACAAGAGGCAGAGTCAGTAACTCCAAAATTAGTAGAAAATAGAAACCCTTTTCCTGGAGAGATAAAATTAAATTCTGCTTTTGGAACTTTATATGAAGATGGAGATACCATACCTGAAGGTAAAGAAATAGGGGATGTTAAGGAAGTAAAAGAACAAGTAAAAACTTTTAAAGACAGTATCTTATTTTGGAAGTGTGCAAAAGCATTGCAAGAAGCTATGGCAAAAATAGAAATACTAGAAACGAAAGTAGCTGCATTGGAGGGTAACTAATGTTTACACTAGACAACAAAGAATATGACGAAACTAAAATATCAGCTAAAGCTAAGTCAGCTTTGGAAGAAGTAGTGCGTGTATCTAAACATATGCAGGATCTAAGATTTGCCCAACAAGGCTATATTAATATATTAAAAGAAGAATTAAAGGAGACTAAGGATGAGTAGTGAAATTAAAGTAGACACTATTAGTGAAAATACCAGTGCAAATGGTATTGCTATTGATGGTTTAACATTAAAAGATGGTAATGTAGGTGCAGCAGGTACAGCTACAAGTCTAGCAGGTATTCCATTTTATAATGGAGATACAACATCTATTTATACACATGATGTATCAGGCACAGATAGCACAGCACAAAATAATGCTGCTTATGGTTTAACAGCACTTGATGCAATAACAACTGGTGATGATAATGTCGCTATTGGATATGGTGCATTATCAGCTTTAACGACTGGTTCAGATAATGTAGCCATTGGTAGTTTTGCTTTAGACACAACACAGAGTGCTGACTTTAACACTGCGGTTGGCTATCAAGCTGGAACTGCCATAACCTCTGGTGGTGGTAATGTTTTTATGGGTTATGCGGCTGGTGCGTCTAAAACTGAAAATGGTGATTCAGTTTTTATAGGATATAGAGCTGGTCATGGTTGCACGACAGGTGCTGATATTGTATTTATTGGTAAGAACGCTGGAGACGGTCACGATACTGAAGGCAACAACATAGGAATAGGCACAAACTCATTAGGTGGTTCAATAGCTGGTGGTGAAGAAAATGTATGCATGGGTAAAGATACAGGTTCAGCACTTACAAGTGGAGATCATTCGACACTTATTGGTTATCAAGCAGGAGCTGCAGTAACAAGTGGTAATCACACCGTTGCTGTTGGTTATCAGACTGGTTACAACGATGCCATAACTGGAAATGGAAATACATTGCTTGGTAATTTCGCTGGCTTTAGATTAAATTCAGGAAATGAAAATACAATTGTAGGTTATGACGCTGGCACTTTAATTACAACAGGGACTAATAATACGTGTCTAGGTAGAGATTCAGGTGGACCAAATTCACCGTCAAGTCTTTCAACTGATGATCATAAAATTGTTTTAGGTGACAGTAATATTACAGATCTTATTTGTAATGATACTTCTATCTCATCATCTGATTCAAGAGATAAAACTGATGTAGAGAATTTTACACATGGGTTAAATTACATTGAACAACTTAGACCAGTCACTTACAGGTGGGACAAGAGAGCTTGGTATGTTGATAAACTAGGTAAAGATATGACTAATGATGATGTTAAAAATGCGAAACCAGATGGAAGCAGAAAAAAGAATAAAATAAATGTTGGTTTTTTAGCTCAAGAAGTTCAGGCTATTGAAGAGGATTTGGGATATAAAGCATCAGAGGAAAGTAATTTAGTTTTTAATGATAATGACGGATTCCAATACGGACTGAAATACGAAAGATTGGTGCCAATGTTGGTAAACGCAATAAAAGAATTATCTGCAAAAGTAAAAGCATTAGAGGAGGCATAATATGGCAATAACTAAAACATGGGTATCAGCCATACCAAAAAAGAACGCTGATGGTAATGTAACAGAGTGGACAGTTGAGTATAAATATACCGATGGTGACTTCTCTCATACATTTAGAAAATCTGAAAAGATTGAATCACCATCAAAAGCACCTGACCAGTATACAAAAGCTGATTTACTGACCCTTATGGATGAGGCACATTGGGATGATATGTTTGCAAAAAAACATAATATTTACAAAAACCCACCAGTAGCAGATACAGTTGACGCTAGTTTTGATGTAACCACATTAAATGATAATTAAGGAGTAACAAATGAGTGAAATAAGAGTAGATACAATATCAGAAAAGACATCAGCTAATGGTGTAGCCATTGATAGCGTAACATTAAAAGATGGTGGAGCAACACTAGCAGATAACATAACATTTAGTGCATCTGGTAAAGGTGTTCACTTAGGAGTAACTTCTGCTACATCATCAAACTTACTTGATGATTATGAAGAAGGCACATGGACACCAACAATAAGTAATGTAACTTTTGGTACTGATGGTAATGTAGGAGGGTACACAAAAGTAGGTAGGCACGTTACTATCGCTTTTTATTTAGATATAGATAGTGGCACTTTTGATTCTACACAACTTCAAATAGGAGGATTACCTTTTGCAAATGGAACAAGAGAATGTATTGGTTCTATTATGTATAACCAATTAGATCATGGAACAGATTATCAGGTTATGCCATACTTAAATCAAGGGCAGTCTATAATTAGACTTTATCAATCAAAAGATGCTACAGGTTGGGGTGCTTTAGCAACTAATTCTCTAAGTTCTTCAACAGCAATGTTTATTACATTAAATTATCAAACATAATATTTAACAGGAGAGAAAAATGGCAATAACAAAAGAAACAGAAATAGCAAAGATAGAGGTCGTTGGACAATACAAAGCTATTCAAGTTAGAACTGATACCGTTATTAAAGAAGACGATAAGGAAATATCACGATCACCACATAGACACACTATACATCCTGATATGGATATATCTGCTGAAGATGCAGAAGTACAAGCAGTAGCAAATGCAGTTTGGACTGATGCTGTAAAATCTGCGTGGGCAGACTTTAAAGCTAATCAAACTATCTAATGGAACAAGAAAACAGAGAAGCTATTATCCGTATAGAGGGTAAGCTAGAACTGTTAGATCAAAAACTAACAACTCTGAAAGATAATCATTTATGTCACATTGAAAAAGATATGAAACAACTGAGAACTCTTGTGTGGTTTATAGGAACTACTGTTTTCTTACAAATGTGCTACCTAATTATACGTACCCTTATGTAGTATTGCACGTCTAGTGCAAATCAACTAAATATTAAGTATGAAAAACAAGTGCATACTGGTTATATCTGATACGCACTGTCCATATCACCACCCTGATCTAATTCCTTTCCTTTCTTCTATCAGGCGAAAATACAAACCTGATAGGGTGGTGCATATTGGTGATGAGACGGATAAACATGGCCTAAACTTTCATGGACAAGATCCTGACTTACCAAGTGCAGGGGATGAACTAGAAAAAGCAAGAACCACTATACATGAGATTGAAAAACTTTGGAGTAATGTAGACTTACTACACTCCAATCATGGATCACTTGCATACCGCAGAGCTTTCAAAGCAGGGCTACCCAGAGCATATATGCGTGGGTACAACGAAGTATTAGACGTTGGCTCTGGATGGAAATGGCATAACGAACTTACTATCCGATTGCCAGATGGTAATGACGTACACTTTCATCATGGTAAATCTGCAAATATAATGGCTGTTGGACAGAAGCAGGGAACGTGCTACGTGCAAGGACACTTCCATACTAAGTATGGCATATCGTATTGGGGCAACCCTAACAGCTTACTATGGTGTATGCAGGTCGGTTGCTTGATAGATAAAGACGCATTGGCTTTTGCCTATGACAAAGTATTCAAAGACAGACCGATCATTGGCTGTGGTATAATTATTAACAGTCAGCCAAAATTGTTACCAATGGTGTTGAATAAAGGTGGAAGATGGAATAAATTGTGTCCATGAAGACACTGGACAAGCAAATAAAAGGCGATCACTACAAAAGATTTATCATACAACCTGCTGAGTTTATCAATGCTAACAACCTGGCATACGCAGAGGGCAATGTCATAAAATATGTATGTAGACATAGATTTAAGGGCAAAAAAGAAGATATAGAAAAAGCTATACATTACTTGGAAATGATTATAGAAAGAGATTATGAGTAACGTGGCTAGAATGGAAATTCCAAATAGGATGAGATCCACTAATGTTCGTATGTTGATTGACGATATGCCAATCGTTGCAACAATGGATTACATATTATCTGGCACAGGGATTACACCTGTTGCTGTATGGGTGAAGACAAAGAAATCAGAGTCAACACTAGATAGAGAACTACGCAGCTCTGGTAAAGCAGTATCACTGTTATTGCAATACGGATGTTCTATTAAAGAAGTTTCAGAAACATTTACAAGAGACAGTATCATAGGATCTGTTGTTTGGTATTTATACAAAAACTTAGAAGATATTTTACAAGGCAATCAACCTGATAAATTGCCGAAGTTATCAACACAACCATCAGGATATACAATAAAATGAACGACATTAAAGAACGTATCAAAGGACACGAAGGTTATAGGTTAGAACCATATCATTGCACAGAGGGTTTTCTTACTGGTGGATATGGTCACAAGATATTAGACGGTGAAGACGTGCCAACAACACAAGAGGGTTGGGAAAGTTTATTTGACAAAGATTTTACAAAAGCACACGATGGTGCAAAGACTTTGGTTTATGAACATTTAACAGGCACAGATTTCTCTGAGTTGAATGACAAACAAAAATACATAGTTGAAGGTGTACTGACTGAGATGTGCTTTCAACTTGGACAAAGCGGAGTGCGTAAATTTAAAAAGATGTTCTCTGCTATGGGAAAAAAAGATTTCAAAGAAGCTGCGTCACAGATGCGTGATAGCCTTTGGTACAAACAAACACCTGCTCGGTGCATAGAGCTTAGTCATATCATACAAAATTTATAAGGATATATATGTTACAAATGTTAATTAAACCACTCTTAGGAGTGGCAAGTGATGCTATTGGTGGGTACGTACAAACTCGCAAAGCAAAAGCAGAACAAAAATTGACTGCGATCAAAGCAGAAACAGAGATAAAGAAAAAACAGATTGCAGGCGAAATAGACTGGGATGTTGAAGCTATTAAAGGTAGCAGAGACTCGTGGAAAGACGAGTACCTCACTATATTATTTTCAATTCCTCTCTTACTTTGTTTTTTACCGTTTACTGTAGAGTATGTTGAAAGAGGTTTTGCAGCTTTAGCCATGACACCTGACTGGTATAAATATACATTAGGAGTAATTGTATCAGCGTCATTTGGTATAAGGGGAGCAACTAAGTTCTTTGGTAAAAAATGATCTGGGTCATATCAGCAATGCTGTGGTATCAAGATATAGACAAACCAATATACACAGACTACTTATTAAAAACATTTGACACAAGACAAGAATGTTTAGACTTTGTTTTTTGGAACAAGGTCGAGATGATTATGGAGCTTGCCGAAGAAAAAGGCACATACGAAGGTCAATCACTAAAGACTTGGGCGTTTTACTGTGAAAACAGACAACTAGAGGAAGTATGAAAATAAGTGAAAACACATCTATCGCAATGCCAATGCGTAATCTTATCAGCATTATTGGTGCTTGTATTGTGGGGGCTTGGTTTGGGTTTGGAGTCATTGAACGACTTAATATTATAGAAACTGAGTTGCAGCTAATGCAGCAGGACTTACTTGAGGCAAGCACACAAAAGCCAATAGACCAAGAGCAGTTTATGTTGTTAGAATTCTTATCTAAAGAACAAGATAAACTAAAAGAGAAAGTGGAAGCTGAAGTACCAAACATCAAAAAGAATGATATGACTATACAGTTTCACGAAGAACGAATAATAGATTTAGAGGAAAAGAACGGATATGATTGAAATAGTATTCGCTATGATGATGATACAGAACGGTGATAAGGTATTGGAGTATGTACCTACTGGTGGTATGGCTGATTGCCTAGAACAAAAAAGAATTGTATCACGACAGATTGGTGAAGAACAAGATGGTATCACCGTACAGTGTAAGCAAGTAAAAGCAGAGTTAGAAAACGATATGGGTCGTTTGCGTATTACAAAGATCCTTGATTAGTATTTCATAAACTGTTTTAACATAGCCACTGGGTCAATATCATCATCATCCATAACCTTATTATACATTCGGTAAACATATTCTTTATTCATACCAGATAACGCACAAACTATCTCGTAATCATCTTGTTGTCTCTCAAACCACAAACGAGCATCAAGACATTGGTAAAACTTTTTCAAACGTGATTGTGATAGTAAGTAACCATCTTTATCGGTTACTCTAAATTTGTATTTGTGTTTGCGTTCTGGTGCTTCATATATTATCACATCATTAAAATCTATTCGTGCATCATGGATCGCTTGGACTATAACTGAAACCCACAAAAGGCTTTCAGCAGTTAGACTCTCGGTGTGGCTGAAAAAGTCTGGCACATCTGACTTCACTAAATAGACTGTCTTTTATTTGCTGATATAGTTTGCCACAACTGACAGATAAGTTTGTTGTGATCCATTTTGTATTCTAATTTTAAGTAGTTTTTCTCTGCTGTAAGTAGATTTTTTAAATGTGTTTTGTATTTTTCATTAGCTAGTGCCTCTGTCTCTCTTGCAGCAACAGACATATTGCTACTGATGTTCGACATCAGTTCTGCTTTTATTGTTTTACTAAATCTATCTAGATCGTGGTAGGCAGCTTTGGCTTCTGCTAAAGCATCCTCATTTTTAATCATCCAATCAAGAGCTTCTTGTACTTGGTTATCTGTTATCATTTTCTGCCTCCATTATTGCTTTACCAATTTGATATGCGATTTGTGGAACGATTGCATTACCTAATCCTTTAAGTCTGTCCACCCTATTGGGTAGCCCATCAACCACTCGACCCACATCGGGCTCAAAGTCCCACTGCCCTCTGACTTGTAAATTGCCATTTGAATATCGTTCTGTCTGTTCTTTTCTATTCTGTTTTCCCAATACGCTTTCTTTGTCGAATGTTTCTCTAGACCTGCTGTCGGTGTGGGCCATAGTTTCACTGCTGCTGGCAACATAACCTGATGACCTGCGTTTTTCACTCTCATTGCGTACTCTCCCTTGTCGTTTACATCCTGCTTCCACATTCCCTGAGATGGAGTGGGCCACAGTCTCGGTTCTCTCACTTGATCCTCTAACCTTATTTGAATCCGATGTCCACTGGGTCTGTTGAGGTGACCTTTGTCCAATGCTTTTTTTATTCCTGGTAAGTTTCCCCCTCCTGCTGCTGCGTCTGGTGTTCTCCACATCATCATAGTCCTCTTGTCTACTTGTTCTCTTAGATTGCTTGGTTTCTTTCTGCCTTTTCTCGTTGTTGTTGCTTGTCTTACTAAAGCTGCATCTGATCTCTGAGGTAGATGATCCATTGTGTTCGGAGTAGCCCACAATCCATGTTCGGTATCGTTGGTGGGGAGCGTTGACTGCTGAAGCTGGTATAATAAACGATTGGACTTCGTAACCTTCGCTTTCCAAGTCAAGGTACACTTGTTCGAGTACCATGCCTTCTGAGATGCTAATAATATTTCTGACATTTTCTCCAA